GGGTCACGTTCTTCTTCGTTGGTCAGAAGCTCAAGCATAAGGGATTAAAATATGGTAGTCTTAGCAACAGATTTGATTTCAGCTTATTTGCCGCCGGGTCCGGCGGTAGAAGTAGAGACTGGAAACAACGCTAATGGTTTTTACGTGCGTCTTGCTGGCGGAACTCAGATGTGCTGGCATACCTTTTCAATAACTCCGTCCGCGTCAAACACACCGACACTAGGGGCATGGACTTTTCCGATAGCATTTGCTGCAGCACCATATGTTCATGTTTCTGTTAACTCTACTGTTCCAGGAACCACAGTTACTGGTTGGTCTTCATCTGGTGCTACTACAACGGCCGTAAACGTGTATATTTCTCGCGCGAACACTACTGCTACGAGCGTGATTGTATTTGCTATCGGTAGTTGGATTTAATAGTACCGATTTCATTGATAAATAAATGTAGTTGACAGAACTTACATTCATATTATGAGGAATTTGATTACATCATGTCATTTTTTGAACACGTCAAAGACGCGCATCAAGTAGAACAAACGTATAGATACGAAACTTCTACAACTCTAGCACAACAAGCGTTAACAGATGGTGGAAGTATTCATCCACTGATCGTTCCATCAAAGCTCACCGGCGGCACCGGGCTTATGAACCCGTCAATTCTTGTTCATAAAGGAAAACTAATAGTTAATGTAAGATGCACTAACTATTTCTTTTATCATTCTGAGAAAAAGAAGTTTATCCATCCATGGGGACCTCTTACATATCTTCACCCAGAAGATGATATGAAGTTGCGCACAGAGAATTTTTATTGTGAGTTGGATGGAAATTATAACATCACTCGAGTAAACCACGTAGACACTTCAAAACTTGATAAAGAACCGATATGGGAATTCGTTGGTCTTGAGGATGCAAGACTTGTTGAATGGAACGAAAAACTCTACATGACTGGAGTTCGTAGGGATACGAATACGACAGGCCAAGGAAGAATGGAATTATCAGAGATAGAGGTTCTCGATAATGAAGTAATAGAAGTATCTCGCACGCGTATCGGTGCTCCTGGCGAAGATACATCTTATTGTGAAAAGAACTGGATGCCGGTTCTAGATCAAGATTATACGTACATTAAGTGGTGTAACCCGACAGAAGTAGTTCTTGCTGATATAGAAAAAGCCAAGGCAGAAACCGTGTTTTTAGGCGACACTCGAATGTTTAATAGAAATCCAAAGGGATTGACTGAACCTAGAGGCGGTTCACAAGTCATTTCTTTTGGTGATTACTATATTGCGTTAACTCACGAGGTTGATCTTTTTAAGGGAGAAAAGAAGGTAAAGGACGGAGTGTATCGCCATCGCTTTATCGTATGGGATAAGAATTGGAACATTGTGAAGTTCTCTGACGACTTTACTATCATGGGTGGTCATACCGAATTTACATGCGGAATGTGCCATTATAAAGGACGAATACTTATTACGTTTGGGTTTCAAGATAACGCCGCTTATCTACTCGAAGTGCCGTATGCGACTATTGAAAAATTTGTAAATAATGCGAAGGTTTGATATGACGGAAGAAATAAAACAGTTGATCACGATGTTCGCTCTTAATCCTAGTGACCCAGAAGTTAGTTTTATGATCGGTTCGTACTATGAGGATTTAGGTCAGTACTCATCGGCAGGGTCTTATTACTTACGCGCGGCAGAAAGATTCGATGATAGAAATAAATCTTATGAGAGTCTAATAAGATTAGCAACATGCATGCAATCTTTGGGAAGACGGAAATATTCAACAAAGGGCCTTCTAAACTTTGCGATATCTCATATGCCAACGCGTCCAGAAGCATATTTAATTCTAAGCAAGTTCATTGAGAGCAGCGAAACGAATGACGAGAGGTGGTTTACTGCCTATTCACTCGTGTCTACCGCGCTAAGCATTCCAGACTTAGATAGTTTAAAATCGTTGAGAAGAAAAACCACATATGATGGAAAGTATTCTCTCTTACTTCAGAAAGCTCATGCTGGTTTTCATAGCGGGTTCATAGAGGAATCTAGAGAGATACTTCTTTCTATTATAAACAGCAGTGATGCCCCTAGACATCATCAGAAAGCTGCTATGAAAAATCTAATGATGATCAAAAAAGAAAATCATAGGTCTCAATACTATCATAACGAAACTCCGTTAAAAGATGTTTACCAATCTAGTCTAGCAAAGTACGCATTAGCAAATGGCGGATCGATCCATCCTATTGTTGTACCTCACTCTGTATCAAAAGGAATGGCGACAACAAACGCGTCTGTATTTGTTGACAGTCAAGAAAGAGTCTTTGTAAATCTCAGAGAAACTAACTATACTCTTTATTATAGTAATAAGTTTCCAGATAAAGATGGGCCTTTAAAATATCTTTATCCTGATAGTGATATTAACATCAGGTCCGAAAACGTTGTATGTAGACTTGACGATCGTCTTAATGTTATATCTGCGGACAGAATTGATATGAAACTTAATGAGGATCCTAACTGGTTCTACATTGGGTTGGAAGATGGAAGACTCATAGAATGGGAAGGTAAAAAGTATCTCTGCGGAGTAAGAAGGGATCATATACTCGAAGGTAAGGGTAGGATGGATCTTTCACAGATTGAGATAACCAAGAACGGCGTGGTTGAGGTAGAACGGTTTTCAATTCCAGCGCCGGGAAACGACGACACCTACTGTGAAAAGAACTGGATGCCTATTCTAGACAAGCCGTTCCAATGGGTGAAGTGGACCAACCCAACTCAGATAGTTTCATTCGATACTAAAACTCTAAAGACTAACACCGTACATCTTGAGGAGTCTAAAAAGTATCGGTTCCCTCGTGATCTAAGAGGTGGTTCGCATATCATACCTTGGAACGAAGACTACTACATTGGCATTACTCACGAATGCATGTATAATAACAACGATAGCGGAAGAAGATACTTTCAGAGAATTATAGTTTGGGACAGAGACTGGAATATAGTATGTTCCACTCGTGACTTTACAATGATGAGTGGATCTATTGAGTTTGTTTCAGGTATTGCTTATCATAAGAACGATGTGCTTATATCGTATGGGTACGAGGATAACACATCATATATACTAAGAATACCAAAAAATGTATTTGACGATTTTGTTTTGAGAGGTTGATATGCTTGTAGAAAAGATTAAATCTTATGTAAGTGATCCAGAAAACGCGCAGTTCAACTACGATCTTGGAAAGGAGTATGAAGTACTTAAACAGTACTCTGCCGCCTGCGGATACTTTTTAAGAGCTGCGGATAGAACTGACGACAACGAGTTGGTCTATAATTCTTTAGTGTCAGCCGCAAAGTCTCTAATAGAGCACGGTGACAGCTTCGCAATCGTAGATAAGATTTTAAAGCATGCTATGTCAATAGATACGTCAAGAATAGACGCGTTTTATCTTATGCTGCTAACTTATAAATATATTGGAGAAGATCAAGCATTTGAGGAAATGCACCCAGTCTTTCTTCGACTAAAAGAAGAAACCACTAAGAGCGAGATATATGATATGATAAATTTGAACGATATAATGAAGAAGTACATTCCTTCGATTGGTACTATTAGATACTCCGAAGACCAACCACAAAAAGATTTCAAACACATGATAGAGAAAGAGTTTGCAGCGGCTGCTACGACTCCTAGTGACATTCATGAACACTTGCCGGTTCTATACGAACTCGCCAAAGAATGCAATCATATAACAGAGATGGGTGTAAGGTTTGGAGTTAGTACTAGGGCATTCTTGAGAGCTAACGCAAAACTAATTTCTTATGACATCGTTACAGATCAAAAAGTAGTTGAACTCATGAATAATGCTAGTTCCGCTGGAAAAGACACAAAGTTCATTGAAGCGGATGTTCTTAATGTCGAGATTGAGGAGACAGATCTTTTGTTTATAGACACATGGCACGAATATGAACAACTAAAGAAAGAACTATCTCTTCATGCTAACAAAGTAAGAAAGTACATCGCATTTCATGATACGAACACATATGGTCTAAAAAATGAAGGTGGAGACAACAAACAACTTACACAAGGGCTCCTTCCTGCGATTATAGAGTTTCTTATTGAAAATCAAAATTGGAGATTTAAGATGTTTCTTACAAACAACAATGGTCTCACAGTGCTAGAAAGAATTTCGTAATGAATAGTCTAAATGACAACATATCATTTGATGGTATAGATTCTATAGAAACTGTAGCAACGCTATATCACGAATTCTTTATAAGAAATGATTACGATTGGTGGTATAAAGTTCAACCAAACGACATCGTAGTGGACATAGGTGCATGTAACGGAATGTTCACATGTCATGCTCTGGACAACGGCGCCAAAAAGGTGTATTCTATCGAGGGAAATTCTAAACTCATAAAAACAGTAATACACAATGCGTCACCACATATCATAAATAAAAAAGAATCTCCATTGGTTCCTATTAACTGCGTTATAGGGAATGACCCAATGTATACTAGAAATGTTTTTGGCGAAGGATATGATAAGGCCGTTCCTATTCGTTCGTTTAAAGATATCATAAAGGAATATGATATCACGCATATAGACTATCTTAAGATAGATGCCGAAGGAGCCGAATATGATATCTTGTCAGAAGAAAATCTTGAATTCATAAAAAATAATGTTAAACACATTGCGGTCGAAGTGCATCTTGATTGCTTTGAAGATGCGCCAGTTTTATTCAAAAAATTTAGAGACAACTTCTTATCAAAATTTGATGCAAGTAAGATAAAATATCTTCAGGAAGATTCACAACAGAAAATGTATGACGATGCATATTTGAATTCAAAGTGGCCTCTCGGTTGGGGAAGCTGTTGGATGATCTACATCTGCAACAAGTCATTATAATAATTTGAGAGGTACAAATAATATGATAGTCGATTTCTTTCCTTTCTTTGCTCCATACGGAGAAGAAACACTTAAGCTGAGATATGAAGTACTTAAGGATCATGTAGATTATTTTGTTATATCAGAGTCAAATAAAACTCACGCTGGTCATAAAGTTGAAAGACAGTTTCCTGAGATCGCAGGCAGACTTGAGATGGATCCAAATAAGATCATCTATATAGCACACGATATACCGGACGACGACAAGTTGGAGATCCTTCCTATTGATATTCAAAACACGTATGGAAATCGTGATAAGATTGAATCGCAAAGAGCAAGAGCTCGTGAGCGCCTTCAGAAAGACGCGCTCCTAAAAGTCCTCGACACGTTTGATGATGATACTGTCTTTATTCACGGCGATGCTGATGAAATCATTCGGCCGGATGGAATTCCGTATCTATCACGTGTCTGCCGAGAAAACCAAGAGATAATCATTAAGGTTCCACTCGTTTATCTCGAAGGAAGAGCAGATCTTCGTCTTTATCACAGAGATAGTAACACACCGGTTCAATGGTCCGGCGCAATGTTTCTTGCTACGAAAGCTCAACTTAAAAGGGCTACACCAGCGCAGATACGTTCAAATGTAAATAACCCGTTTCCAATTCATTATATTACGGAAAACGGTGCTGCTATTCAGGATCTTGGATGGCACTTCTCTTGGATGGGTGGGCCTGAAAAGCGAGCCCTGAAGTCTCAAGTATGGGCCCATTATAACGACTCATTCGAGTGGTTAGGAGGAAATGAAACAGACAGCATTAAAGAGATAAAGTCATACCGTGACGAGACATACGTGACATTCTTAACAGAGAACGAAATGAAAGAAGGATCTACTCCGCCTTCTGGAAATAAAAATCACGTCTTAAAGAAGTACTCTATTAGTGGGCTACCAAAAGAAATTCTTGAGAGCGAGTACTTAAAGAACTACTTTCTGCCAGATGTCAAAGAAGATAGTTTAGATGTATTTGAAAGGGCTGTTATAAATCCTTCTTCTCTAATAAGCCCGTATAAAAAGAGAGTATGGATCGTAGACGATTTCTATCATAACCCAGATGAAGTAAGACAGTATGCTCTAACTCGTGAATTCGATAAGGGTGGCTTCGGAAAAGGATATATGGGAAATAGAACTTTTAAACAGTTTCTATTCCCAGGCCTGAAGGAAGAATTTGAAAAGATCATGGGAATGAAGATTACAAAATGGGAACAACATGGTATGAATGGCAGGTTCCAGACATGTTATGCAGGAGATGCTCTTGTTTATCACTGCGACGATCAGAAATATGCTGGTATGTTATTCCTAACACCCGACGCGCCATTCGAGACTGGTACTTCAATGTACGCGCATAAGGCAACACGTATTCGTCACAATTCTCATCCAGAGATCATGAGCACCTTCTCTGGGCACACTACTCTCGATAAAACTCCATATGAACCGGTCGACGTAGTTGGAAATGTCTATAACAGACTCGTCATATTTGACGCAGGTATGATTCACGCAGCATCCGGATACTTCGGATATAACAACGAGAATTCTCGCTTGTGGCAAATGTTCTTTTTTGACGCGGAGTAAAGATGAATTACGAAAACTTTGATTGGGGTCCAACAGATAAAGAATATGCAAACTTATTTACTAAAGAAAATTTTATCGATAGAACATACGAACTATTATATAAGATAAAAGAAATCGATGTCGTTGTAGATATTGGTGCAAACGTTGGTTCTTTCATATATTCTCTAAAGGATATTAAACCTAAACACGCATTTTGTTTAGAACCATCAAACATTGTATTCAAAACGCTGGAAAAAAATCTAGAAATATTTTCGTGTACACTGATAAATAAAGGTATATCTGGAGTAGATACCGACTACAACATAATCAAACCGGGGTCAGATTATATCTATCATCACGCCGGCAGTATGTTTTCAACTATTCGGTTCGATACGTTAATAAAAGATTATAACATAGAGACGATAGATTTCTTAAAATTTGATTGCGAAGGCGGGGAAGCTTTTATCTTCACTAAAGAAAATTCTTCTATGATCAAAAAAATAGTTAAGAACATAGCTGGTGAATATCACATAGTCGGAGTTCCAAATTCTATAGAGAACTTTATAGAATTTAGAGATAACTACCTGTTAGATTTAAGAGGAACAGAACATCTGCGTGTATATGAAAGAGATGGAAAAGACGTAACAGAACAAATTTTCGATAACAACTTTTTGCGTGCCTATGAAGAGTGGTGGAGAATTAATAACCCATATAAGGGTCAGTTTATGGTATATGCAAATTTGAAAGGAATGTAGAATGAAGATAGTACTTGTAACTGGTGGTTTCGATCCCCTTCATAGCGGTCATATTGCATACTTTAATGAAGCAAAAGAACTCGGAGATATTCTAATAGTTGGAGTAAATAGTGACGAATGGCTGACTCGTAAAAAGGGTCAGCCATTCATGAGTCTATCAGAAAGAGTTGCGATCGTTGAGAGCCTTCATATGGTCGATAGTGTCATGATATTTGACGATAGTGACGGCGGGGCGTCCGAAGCGATTAAGCTGTGTCTAGGAAAGTATCCACACGATGAAATCATTTTTGCGAACGGTGGTGATAGAACCGATAGCAATATTCCGGAAATGAGTATCGTAGACAGCCGACTATCGTTTGTGTTTGGAGTCGGTGGAACTCATAAGATGAATTCTAGCAGTAAGATCCTTACTGAGTGGAAGACACCTAAGACGGAAAGAAAGTGGGGATACTATCGAGTCCTACACTCGGACGGTCCTTCTACAAAAGTAAAAGAACTCATAGTCGAGCCAGGAAAGTCTCTCAGTCTTCAGAGACATAGTTTTAGAAACGAACTATGGTACGTTACAAATGGTACCGGTGCTATCAAACTAAACGGAGTGTTGTCGCCTTTAAAGAAAGGCGACTTTGTAAACATATATGTTTCTGACTGGCACCAACTCATTAACGATTCTTCTGAAGAACTAAAGATTGTTGAGATCCAGTATGGACAGAACTGCTACGAAGAAGATATCGAGCGCATCGAGTAAGTATATACTACCGGCTTGATAGATGTTAAATCTAATTATATCAGATATTTCACATATGTCAACCAAAAAATGTGGTTCATCTTCTTTTATAAATAGATCAAAAAGTAGGGTGATCAAACATGGCACGTCCTTCAACAAGAAGCGAATTCAAAGATTATGTTCTTAGAAAGATCGGTGCGCCAGTCATTCAGATCAACGTTTCTGATGAACAGATAGAAGATCGTATTGACGAGGCAATAGCATTCTGGAGAGACTACCACTATGATGGTAGCCAGATGATATATCTTAAGCATGCTCTAACACAACAAGAGATAGATCAGGGATATATCGAAGTACCACAAAACATTCTCGGTATCACTCGTATCTTTGATCTTAGCTCTTCTATCTCGACCGGTACCGGCTTCTTCAACGTTCAATACCAATTCGTTTTGAACAACCTAGAAGACATTACTGGGTACAACATTCAGCATTACTACATGGCTCTATCTCACCTACAGTTCCTGCAAGAAATACTTGTAGGCCGCCCTCTCATAAGATACAATCGCCATGTAAACCGTTTATATGTAGATGTAAATAAGGCCATATTGAATCCTGGGTCGTTTATCATTATAGAGGGATATGACATTATTGATGGCAACACATACTCCGACGTATGGAGCGATCGCTTTCTTCAGAACTATGCGTCTATCTTAATACGCGAGCAGTGGGGTGTAAACCTAACTAAGTTTACAAACATGCAACTTATCGGAGGTGTTCAGTTCAACGGCGAACAGATCCTATCGGAAGCAAAAGCAGACCGCAAAGAGATGGAAGAAAATGCGAAGACTTCACTTCAACCACTCGTTTACAATTTCGTTGGATGATAAATGGCGACTAACGTCTTTTTTCAAAACTATGGATACTTCAATGAGCAGCAACTCATTGACGACTTAGTCATTGAAGCAATACAGATCTACGGTGTTGATACTTACTATGTTACTCGAAAGTTAGAAGCGACCGACCAGATACTCAATGAAGACGATCTTTCAATCTTTAATGCGGCTTACTTAATGGAAGTATACGTAAAGAGCGTGGACGGTTTTCAGGGAGATGGTGACTTTCTTAGTAAGTTTGGTCTTCAGATTCGTGACCAAGTTACTTTTACTGTTGCGGTGAGAACTTTTGAAAGATACGCAACTAGATTGAATACTACTCTCATAAGACCGAAGGAAGGCGACCTTATATATCTTCCTCTCAATAATAAATTCTTTGAGATCTCTCATGTTGAGCACGAAAGCGTTTTCTATCAGAGCGGAGCTCTTCAAGTATTTGATCTTAAGTGTGAACTGTTTGAATACTCGAACGAAAGATTCGACACCGGAATTGAAGATATAGATACACACTTCGATGTTTTAAACACTGAAGATCTTGAAGTTAACAATCTTAATAAACTACTAGAAAAAGATCCAATCGCAAAGAACGTATTCTTTGAAGAAGAAGGCGATGATATTATTGACTTCACTGAGATAGATCCGTTTAGTGAGATTATCACAAGACCAACTAATTATGCTGTAACCGCCGATAATAACGAAATCACTGCTGACGCTACTGTTGTAACAGCAGATACCATATAAGAGGAAGACATGGCAAAGCAAACCATTAATATCGGTACCGTCGCAAATGATAGATCCGGCGATCCCCTAAGAACAGCTTTTACTAAAGTTAACGCGAACTTTACTGAGTTGTATAACAGAGGTTCTTCGAGTTTTTCTGGGAGCTATAACGATCTCACGAATAAACCAAACATACCAGATGATATAGCTGATCTTGCGGATTCGTCATCGTTGTTGGCAGATATCGGAGACGTTGTTTTCACAGACAACGCCATTTCAGCACAAGATGGCGTTGACTTGCTTATTCACACTCACGACAACGGCGATAAAGAAAGAGTGTCAGTAAATTTAATACCTAATGATGGTGCATTTATTGCAACTGCTTTGAGTGACATGCAAGATCAGCCGTTTTTATCAAACCAATGGGCTTCAGCTCAGTGGGTAACAATAAGCGAACTTGGCTATCTCGTTGTTACAAATTCACCTGCTATAATCAGTTTTATTAATAGCGCGCAATTTGATTACGCTACTGATATTAGCTTTCGTATTAATGGTGGTGATCCAATAGTACTAGGCAACTATACTATAAACGGTAACAATATAACTTTTAATACACTGCAGCGAGTTCCAGTGGAAAGCCCTGTTGTTGTAAATGAAATTAATTTTGACATGTACTTTTCTTCGAACATAGCAATAGATTATGATCAAGGAGAAATTAGATTAAATGCGGTTGAACTGGATATTAACATATCTACGACTGAGAATATAGGAATAAGCTCAAAATTTGTTGATGTTACTGGCGATGGGACTTTTAGTATAAAGAACAAAAGCGCTTCTGATTCTATTGACGTTGTTACAAACTCTGATGCGAGTGCCGAAACGTGGAGCTTTGGCGCTGACGGAACATTAACATTCCCTGACAATACCATACAGACTACAGCATGGACTGGAGTATATGCTATAACCCCAGCAGACTTGGTAGATCTCGAAGATCTCATTCCAGCCGAAGACTCTGAGTTTAACTTAGGATCTACTACAAACGCGTGGAATAACTTGTACATAGGATCAGGAATAAATTCTGTTACGGACTCTTCAATACTATTTGTTGCAAACAGCTCAGGTGATGGGCTTGGTTATTCTACAATCGAGCTACGCCCGGACTCGTCTGCTTCTGTGGATCAGTACATAATTATTGATCCAACTTCTCCAAACCATATTCACATACGAGCAGGTGGCACTCAAGACAATAGTCAAGCAGATCTATTTCTTGGCGGAGAGAACAGCTACTTTGGAGTTGTTTCCGGTTTGAATCCGAGCACTATTGTGGCAGCGAATAGCTTTATTTGGGAGTTTGGGTCTGATGGTGTTTTAACCTTCCCAGATGGGGGTGATATTCGCGTTGGGCAGGTTCCTGGCACGAGTAAAGGTGTGGCGGGTGATAAAGCAGGAACTCTCGCGTTTAACTCTTCGTACATATATTACTGCACTGCCAATTATACTAATGGATCGCCTGACATCTGGAAGAGAGTATCTTGGAGCAATGATACTTGGTAACTAAAGGAAAGTAGATGGCATTTGTAAATCACTTCTATAATGCAACGACAAGAAAATACGTTGCGCTATTTGGTACCCTATTCAATAAGATCTCTATCACCAGAGACGATCTACAGGGTGCAGAAGCGCAACGTATGATTGTACCTATTGCATACGGACCATTCCAAAAGTTCCTTGCTAGAATTACTCAGGATGCAAGTCTAAATCGTAAAACTTCCATCTCTCTACCTCGTATGTCTTTCGAGATTACAAATATGACGTATGATGGGCAGAGAAAGATACCTTCAAAGCAAAGGATCCAAAAGAACCTTGGAGAGACTGATAGTCAAAAATCATATGTGTGGACTGCCACACCATACAACTTAGATTTTTCTCTATACATAATGACTAAGTATTCTGAAGACGCGACTAAGATCGTCGAACAGATCATTCCGTTCTTTAAACCAGAATGGACTGCTACCGTGAAGTTAATTGATAACCTAGATCCAATTGACATTCCTATCGTATTAAATGGCATCACTAACGAAGACTTATACGAAGGTAGTTTTGAAGAAAGAAGATCTGTTCTGTGGACTCTAAACTTTACTCTTAAAGGTTGGTACTTTGGACCAGAAAGAGAAAAGAAGATCATCAAGTTTGTTGATACGGACATATGGGCAACATTAGACTCGTCAAAAGATCCAGTAGAAGGCGTAAATGTTTATCCAGGCCTTACTGCAAACGGCGCTCCGACTACGGATCCAGATCTATCCATTTCATACGAAGAAATTGAATATGATGACGACTGGGGCGTCATTAGAATTATAACGAGCAGCCCGGAAGATTAAAATGAGTAATGATAAGATATCTGAAGTTCTAGGCCTTAGACCAATCGAAGAAGCAAAACGTGATGAACTTCCTGCGGTTATTGAAGCTAAAGAAATAATTCCAGTCGTCTATGATAATAACATCGAAGACGACGAAACTATAAAGGACATAGAGCAAGCAAGAGGCAATATCAAGAACATCATAGAGCAGGGAGACGATGCTCTTAAGGAAATGATATCTCTTGCAAAACAGTCTGAGTCTCCTCGTGCATTTGAAGTTGCATCCACTCTTATGAAGACTCTGCTCGATGCAAACAAAGACTTCGTAGAAATGTCTACGAAAAAGAAGTATGCTAAAGAAGAAAAGATGGGTCCTAAAGAAGCCGCCCAGACTAACGTCACGAACAATAATCTGATACTCTCGACTGCTGATCTTCTTAAAATGTTAAAGGGTGACTAATGAGTGACGGCTATCTTGGTAATATACACTTAAAGAAAACTGGCGAACCTATTGAGTGGACCGCAGATCTCATTAAGGAATATATGAAATGCGCAGAGGATCCAGTTTATTTCGCAAAGAAGTATATTAAGATCGTTCACGTCGATAGAGGTCTCATACCTCTTGAGATGTACGAGTATCAGAAAGAGATTGTTGAGAAGATAACGAACAACCGTCGACTCGCTGTTCTAACCGCTCGCCAGTCTGGTAAAACGACAACTGCTGTGGCTGTGATCCTTCACTATATTCTCTTTAACGAGTTTAAGACTGTTGCAATTCTCGCAAATAAAGGTGACGCCGCGAGAGAAGTTCTTGCACGTATTAAACTTGCATATGAAGCTCTACCTAAGTGGCTTCAACAAGGTATCGAAGAATGGAACAAAGGTAACATCGCTCTAGAGAACGGATGTAACGTTCTTGCTGGCACTACATCTTCGTCTGCTATTCGTGGTAAGTCTGTGAACTTCCTCTATCTAGACGAAGTCGCGTTCATTGAAGGATACGACGAGTTCTTCGCGTCGGTCTATCCTACTATCTCGTCAGGCGAGTCTACAAAGCTTCTAATGACGTCTACGCCAAATGGATTAAACCACTTCTGGAAAACTTGTAAGGGAGCCGAGGAAGGAACTAACGGTTACGAATATGTTAAAGTTATGTGGTATGACGTTCCTGGCAGAGACGAAAAGTGGAGACAAGAAACTATCGAGTCGTTGGATCACGACGAAGAGAAGTTCAATCAAGAATATTGCTGTCAGTTCCTCGGTTCTTCGGGTACTCTTATATCTGGTGCAAAACTAAAGGATCTTGCATACTCAATACCACTATATGCAAACGAAGGTCTTTATCAATACGAAAAACCGATTGGAAATCACATATACATAATGACGGTCGACGTATCGCGTGGTAAGGGTCTTGACTACTCAACGTTTAACGTGATAGACGTAACATCCATGCCTTATAAACAGGTGTGCACCTTTAGAGACAACTATGTCTCTCCGGTTGACTTTGCTGCCGTCATATATAGAGTTGGAACCGCATATAACGGTGCTCTATGTCTTACTGAGATTAATGACATTGGCGCTCAGGTATCTGACACTCTTGTCATGGATTTTGGTTATGAAAATATGTTATACACAGAGAATAATGGCCGTGAAGGAAAGAGAATTTCTAACGGCTTTGGAAAAGTAACCGACACCGGAATTAGAACTACAAAATCTGTAAAATCGGTTGGGTGTTCTATGCTTAAACTTTTAATTGAGCAGGATCAGTTACTCATTAGCGATTTCGAGACAATACAAGAGTTGTCGCGTTTCTCTAAGAAACGCAACTCATACGAAGCAGAACCTGGGGCTCACGACGACTTGGTTATGAACCTTGTTCTTTTTGCATGGTTAACGAGTCAGGGATACTTTAAAGAAGTCACAGATATAAATACACTGAGTAAGCTGAGAGATAAGACAGAAGAACAACTCAACGACGATCTTCTTCCGTTCGGCTTTATTGACATCGGTGATGAACTGCAAACTTCTCAGTGGAACCCAGTGAAGAGTTGGATGTAAATCATTGTTTTTATAAATAGACTAAGAACCTGATTGAAACATCTAATCACACAAAGGAGAAAAATATGGTTTTTTCTGTAAGTCCATCTGTCATAGTTAGAGAAGTGGACGCCACCGCAGTAATTCCAGCAGTTGCGACTCCTCCTGCCGCAATCGCTGGTGTATTTCGCTGGGGTCCAACTAACGAACGCATCTTAGTTACATCAGAAGACGAGCTTGCTGCTCGTTTTGGAAAACCTTTCGCAAACACAACGTGGCAGAACCACGAAACATTTTTTGCCGCAGCTGACTTCCTATCATATTCGAACGCGCTCTATGTGACTCGCGTATCTTCGGTGTCAGCGGCCACAGCAACTGATACTTACT